GTCAAATTCCACATAAAGATTTGGGTAGCCATTAAAAAGCTGCTGCTTTAATTTTTGTTGGACGTTCACCAAAACCGGATACATCGTCGATTTATAGAACTCGTCCAGCATCGTTTGCGTGTTGTTGTATTTGCTATCACCCACGCCAACCATGCTTGGCGGCACACCATACACAGCGCAAATCCGCTTCATGGTTTGCAGCTTTAGGTTTGCCAAATCGGTATCTTGCAAGGTCAAAGGCTTAAGGGCTTCGTATTTCATGCCCTGATCGAGCAGCATCCCCTGTCCGGGTTTGCTCTTGTCGGTTTTTTGGCTACCGACCATGCTAGACCATGCTTCTTTCAAGCGTGACGCAATTTCTTTATATTTGCTGTCGGGAATCACCTGCTCAGTGATAAACAAACCGCTGGGCTTGGCCCCGTTCAGCATGACGTAATTGGCATAAAGATCAATATCCTGATCCAGCCCGACCAACTCAGCAGCCAAAATGCCTTTGTTAAAACCTGCCGAACCTTGCCAAGCCTGATCCTTAACGTGCATCACCTGATGCGCTGCCAAAGGCTCGTCTTTGCTAAATCCGTAGCTTGGGGTGCTAAGACGATAAGACGGATATCGAGCAGGCGTAATCGTGACAGCAATCAACGTGCTGTCTAAGATGTACATTTCCAAAGGTGTTTGCGTGTTGCTATCTTGGTCTTTCCTCCACCACAAGGTAAAGGCTTCGCCAAGCATTTCATGCCACATCATCCACTGATACCAAAATTCGTATTGGCTTTGGAAGTTATTAGGGTTTTCCAGTAGCGCCAACACGGATTTGGCTTTTGCTTTGTCCCTTGTGCCAACTTTGTCTGAGCAGATGGCATCGACATATGTGCCATCGTCGGCCTTTGCCATAATCTTGATTGGCAACTGAGAAATGGCCCGAGCCTTGACGGAAACGCACGACATAACCGTGCTATTGCGCGACAAAAGGCTTGTATCTACCGGCCTGCCTGCATCAGTGGTGCTGCTGGTGGTTACATACAGAATCTGGGTGTTTACCGTTGGGCGCTTGTTGTCGCCTTGGTAAACGATATTATTCCCAAGCGCCGTTTGCCCATAAAGCGTGTTTGATTCATCCGCTTTTGCAGCTTTACGCTGAAAAATTTCGGGGATACCTGGGATTTTCATGATGCGTCCTTACAAGGTGCGGAAACCAAATCCACTCATTGCGGGATGATCTAAGCTGCAATGCATCGCAATGATAAGCGCAATAATACCATCTACTTTTGCACTTTTGTCTGCTTCATTCTTGCGAACCTTGACGTTTCCGTTCACATCTATATAAACCTCGCAGTTTCCCAACTGCCAGCCCACGAATGGATTGCCATCATGCTTAATCGCATGTTGCATGATGAGTTTTTCAACGTGTTTTGACGGGTTGCTAAGTACCGCCATCCCTTGCCCAACCTTTTTGACCGGCAATCCTGAATCGTGCAGCCTTGCAACCAGTGACGCTGCGTTGTATGCGTCATAGCCAATTTCCGTTACATGATATCGGTTTGATTGCTGGATGATGTAATCGCTGATTTCTCGGTCATCCATCACATTGCCTTCTGTGATGTGCAAAATGCCCGATTGCCGCGCCACACGGAAAATATCGCCGTAATGTTTTGGGATTAGGGAAAACCCTTCCTCGGGCATAAAGAATTTCCACTCGGCTTGAAAATCCGTTTCATCGTACCGCTTGAGCGTACACACCGCATTCAGGTCGCGCACGGCTGCTAAGTCAAAGCCAATAAAAACGGATTCTGGCTCCCGCTGGGTAATGATGTTGCACTTTGGGTCATCCCAATAGTTCCGATCCACCCAGGCGCTATTTGCACTGACGTACAGATTAAGGGTTTTGCACAGGAACTCATTCAGGGCTGCGGGCTTGTGTTTGGCTTCGTCTGCCCGCTGTGCAATGGCTTCCTCAAACACGCTAATGCCGTGCATGGGGTTTGCCTTCGCCCAGGTGGTCGGATCGCGCCAATCGTCGCCAGGATCAAGGCTGTAGAGCAGGCCAAACCATCTGGGGTTGTCCTCGGCCTCCCCGGACAGCATCGCTTCCAGCATCTGCATATCCTCGTAAAACTTGGTTTCCTTTGTAAAGCTGGCGGTGGTGATGTAAACCCGCAGCGGGTTTTGACGCGCCACCATGCCCGAAAACAAAACTTCAATGCTGTTGCGATCAACAATCTGCGCCGCTTCATCAATGATGGCGCAAGACGGGTTCTTGCCGTCCCCGGTCTTTTTGGTGTCCCTGCTAAGGGCTTCAAACCGGCTTTGGGCATCGCCCAGCTTTGTGATGCGGTTTCTGCTCGGGTTGAACAGTGCAGCCACATCTGGCGGCATTGCATCGACGAAACCTTGTGCCGCCGTAAACACGATGGATGCTTGGTCGCGGTTTGTCGCTAGACAATAGACTTCGGCCCCGGATTCCCCAAAGGCCAGTTCATAAAGCCCAATGGCCGCAATCAGGGTAGATTTGCCCGCCTTCCTGGGGATGTACACAATCACATCCCGCACCATTCTTTGCTTTGGGTCTTTCTTTGACCTAAAGCCATAAATGGCGCAAATCAGAAAAACTTGAAACGGCTGCAAGACCAAGGGCTTGCCAGCGTCCGGGCCTTTTGTGTGACACAACGTCCCGGCAAAATCTAGGAAATGCTCAACGTAACGGGTGTGGAATTCCCACGCCCACGCCTTATCCTCAAGCTGGTTTAGGAACCGCTGGCAGGCCAGCCGCACATTGCGGCAGACGGGTATTTCACCTTTTACGACACCGACAGCATACAGAATGCCATCTTCGTATGTCATGGCCCATTAAGCAGCTTGGAATATTTGCCGCCTTCTTGTTTGCCAGTTGCCAATCGTCCTTTGGGGGTCAGGCCCAATTCGCCCATCAGGGCAACAGCGCGAACCAATGCTTTGTCGCCAATTGCGACATGGGGGTTTGGGCCTTGTGTAAAGCCGCCCTTTAACTCAATTACCACGCCTTCAGTTTTGATATTGCGCCAGCATTCCACCCAGATTTCAATTTGGGATGCCAGAGCCGCCAAAACGTGCTTATCTTGGTCGCTGCCAATACCATATGTCTGCCAAAGGAAATCACTGGTTTCCTCAATAAACTTGGTTCGATCCCAAGCATCAGGATTATCTAGCCACGCAGCCTTCGGAACCCTTGCGCGAATTTGCTCAGGCAATGGCTGCGCTTTATGCTCGGCTTTTGTGCCATGCACCAAATGCAATTCAGCCGGTAGGCGGTTTGTCATGTCAAAACCCAGGGGGGTTGTTAATCTAGCTTAATCTTAACCCAATTTCCGAAGAAATGGGGGCGCGCTTGCTTCTAAGGGAATTGTTATTTTTTTAGTTTCTAAAAATATTTTAAGCCGCCACCCGTGTGCGGTAATCATGTTCGGTCAGTTGCTCGACCTTATCGGGCGCAAAAAAAAGAAAGACCCCGTGTTTTTCTTGGCCTGTCTTGTAGCTATGGCATTCGGGGCACAGGCTTTGGAATATGTTGTGCAGGAATGCGTGTTGCCCTATCTGTCGCCACGGGAAAACATGGTCAACGTGTTGGGCTGCTGATATCTTGCCTTGGCTCATGCAGCCTTGGCATAACGGGTTAATGCTTAACTGCCGCTTCCTGATGCTTTTCCATGCTGGGGTTTTATAGTGACTGTCCGATTCCTTGACCGTGTATTCCTTGCCCCCGTGCGACAAGCAGAAGCTGTTTAGCTTGGATCGCGGCTCGTTACACCCCAACTCGGAACACCGCGTGTTAAACGGTGCATAAGGCATCAGTTTAAGCGTGTCAGCTTGTACAAGGTGGTCTGAGCCAGGGCAACAATCTCATCCACAATGTTTTGCAGTGCTGTATCTTGTGGGAATCCAGCCATGCGCCTATAGGTTTCCACCTTAACAAGATAGGCCCGCAGGTACACGATGGGGTCACCATCCATGATGCTGCACTGCGTTGGGAACTTGGTCAGTACCCCAGCCTTGCCCATAAATGCCTCGGCCCATTCGTCGATTAGGTCGCTTAAGCCATCGTAGAAATCGCCTAATGCCTGATGCTGACTGTAGCGGTCTGTCGTCCAGTGCATGATGTGCGTATCCGTCACAGCCGACAAACTGCACATGATGAAGTCCATCACCGGATCGGTGGGCTGCTCAATGCTGGCTACAAATCTGACCATTTCATTTCCCCTATTTGGTGCTGTCAGTAGGAATCGAACCCACAACCGCCCGATTACAAATCGGATGCGCTACCAATTGCGCCATGACAGCTTACAAGCCTTTTAATTGTATCGTTAAGCACTTCCCATTCGGTAGTCTTTTTTACCTTCCACATTCGCTGCTCACCATGAATGCCATTAAATGACCCTTGATGGCAATCCTTACATAACGGAATGCACAGATATTGACGATGCTGGATGATGTGATGCGCGTCTGATGGGCCTGCCTGCCCACATAATCCGCACGGCTGATCTTTTACCCAGGCCAAATGCAAACGCTCATTTGCCGTCAGTTTGTTTAGCATTTTTCGGTTTGATTAATTTGATTATCGTTTCTTGCGTTATGAATCGGTGCTGATTTCCGCATTCGTAACGCCTTTTTGTCGTGTTGTCGGCTTGCTGCCTTGTTTCTTTTATTGATACCCAAACCCCACAAACTGGACATTTCATCTATGCGACCTGTCTTGCATTCGATTTGTTGCTTCCTTGGTACGCCAAATCTCAATGTCCAGCCGGTGGCTTTCCAATTCCCATTTCAGCGTTTCCTCGATTTGAACCGCAGCCGCAAGCCCCTTTAGCAATTCTTCATATTCCGGATTTGCCAGCGCCTCGCGCTCTTGTGCGTTTGCTGCTTCGATTTTCAGCTTCAACGCTTCTTTCATCAACAGGGCTTTTTTGCTTCGCCTGAATTCCTCCAAGTAAACACGCCTTGCCTTGGCTTTGCCGTATTCCGGAGCCTTTGCCCGAATTTGTTCCGCGTGATGCTCTGGGGTCATTTCATGTGCCAATCATCAAAAAGCATTTCGTCCGGTGCTATCACATCAAGCACTTTGCTTACCGCTTCCAATGCTCTGCGCGTTTTGACCTCATCAATCGGGAATGGCAGCGTTGCCATGTGCAGCGCGTCTTGTGCTTGCTTTAAAGCCCCAATAATTTCGTCTTTTGACATGTTTTGTCCTTAATTGCATCGACTGTGCGCTGTGCCACGTTGTCGCTGTCGCATTGCCCAAAAACGATAGCGCAACAACGATCCTGTTCCTCTGCTACTTCTTTAAGCAATTGATCCATTGGAACGAACTTTTGCCAGCATTTCTTGCAAGCCCACATGACCGGAACACGTTCACCCTCTACAGGGTAAAAAGTAGCAATTTCCTCATGTTTGCAAATCATGACACGCGCCA